TCAATCAGCGGGATTGACTACGGGTTGTCTACTGCCTGACCACAGAGCCAAAGGATTGAGGTGCAATGCCTTATCCAGATGCTCAGGAGCTAAATGCGCATAACGCATAGTGGTCTGAATATCCGAGTGACCAAGAATATCCCGAAGCGTACGCAGATCACCGCCAGCCATCACAAAGTGCGATGCAAAGGTGTGACGCAGTATATGGGTTAACTGGCCTGGGGTTGAGAAACCACATCGAGCATATGCGACTTCAAACGCGCCACGGGCATTACCGAAAAGGCGTTCAGTTGGTAGGGCAATAGAAAGTGCATATTCAAGTAAGGCCGGATCAACAGGAACAGTCCGGTTTCTGCCGTTTTTGGTTCGTGTGAAAACAATGCGATCAGCCAAGACTTGAGAGCGCCTCAAATTCTGAACCTCTGACCATCGAGCCCCTGTTGAGAGGGCAAGACGGACAATTGCAGTGACATAAGGGTTAGCGCATTTGGCGACTTCGGAGAGCAGCAGCTCAATCTGATCAAAGGTCAGAAATGCCAAAGACTTCTGATCGACCTTAAACAGCCGAATTGAGCCGAGAGGGTTCTGGCCATGAAAATGACCCTGACGGGTTAGCTCAGCAAAGACCGACGAAATATAGACATGCTCAATATTCACGGTTGAGCGAGCAGAGGTTTTGAGTCGTTCGATGCGATAGCGTGACCAGACAGCAGGCGTTAGATCAGCGGACAGAGGATTTCCCAGGCGGGCGACAGTCTGTTTTAACGCTGCATAGCGACGCTGGCCGTTTTTCAGGTTCACACCATGTACCTGATACCAGAGGTCTACGAGGTCAGAGAGGCGAGCAACGGTCTGGTCTGGCTTGGCTAAATAGTCCCGCTCAAAACGCAGTGCGTGAGCCTTCGTAGGGAAGCCTGATCGACGCACACGCTGGCTACCACGCCCATTGACGTAAAAGTCTACTGACCACTTGCCGTCAGGCTGGCGAGTCGCTGTCATACAGCACGACCCCATCTAACATGACGCTCTTCAAGGATGCCCTTGATGTGTTTATACAGCCCGTCTTCATCCATGCCCTTGGCGGCATAGTGATCACGGATGACTGGCCAGCAATCCCAATCCTTGAGGGTATGAAACGCTCTTCTAGCGCCCACTCGCTCCCGTGCCAGCAGGCTTACGAAGTTTCCCAGGAAGAGTTCCACGTTCTTACCGGAGAAGCCGCGCGAGGTCTTGTAGTAGCGCTTGTACTCGGTGTCATCAAGCAGGGAGTCAACCGGAAGGTCTACCCGCACTTCTTCACGCATCAGCGTCCAGATGGGGGAGAAGTAGCCCGGACGGTCGAGCAACTTAAATTGGCCCAGCCCATAGCGCCACAGGCCGTCTAGATGACCTGCAAAGGCTGCGAATGAGCGTGTGTCTATCGGTTGGCCGGTGCGTACGTCCAGGGAGCCGCTAGCAAACTGTTGGATGATGGAATGGTGATAACGCAGTTCTACGCGCCATACCGCTTGGGCTGGGTTGTAGTTCTCCGGGTCTTGATCATCAAAGCTATCACGACGACGCCAGACGCTTTCCCAGTAGTCGAGCTTGTCGCAGGCCTTGGCCTGTTCGGTTTTGTTGTAGATACAAATTTGAACGCCGCTGGCAGAGCCAAACATCGAGGTTTCCCCGCGTCCGTAGGTGCTGGATTTGGTCGCCCAGTTGATTTCGTTGATGCCCGATATGTCGCGATGCGTCCTGGCTTTGCAGTGCATGCGCGCTACCAGATCGGCGGGAGGCGTCCAGCCCTGGAGGTCTAACGCAAGGTGTACGGCACATTGGTTGATTTCAACGTGCGTCATAACCTGGGAGGCGTAGAAATCTAACCGGGCCTGCAGACGATCAGGCGATAGGTTGTCGATTGCGTGGGGTGACACTTCGATTTTCAGGTGTGGGCCGATGTTGTCCAACTTGGCGTTGAAGTTCTTCACCAGCAGGATGATGCCGAGGTCAGAATTCTGGAGCTTGTACTGATACCCGGAGTCACGACCAACGCGACCGGAATGCCAGCGCTGACCGGCGAAATCAACCAGGGTGCCCGGATTCTCAAACAGCGCCATGATTTCCGGGCGGATCATGCCCCGGTACAACTGGCGCACGGTATCGACGCCACAGCGAAGCAGCCGAACCGTGGAAAGGTCAGTGATTTGACCGGTTGCCGGGTCAACAAAGATGGTTGGGAAATCGTCTACTCGGAGGAAATCAACGGTCTTACCCATGTGTAAAACACCTTTTAGAGATTGTGAGACTTCAATGTCGTTTTAAAGCTGTTTATCTGACGTGTTACAGGGACGTCAGCGCAGCGCTTTTGGCGCAGCGCTCGGCACTCGCGCATGCGCGCAAAAGCTGGGAGCGCTGACGTTGATGGCTCACCACAGGAACCTGCCTTTCTCGTACTGCACGACGGTAACGGTGGGTTTAGGCTCGCTCGGGCCTAACGGCTGTTGTGGCTGCTGGATCGGCTGTTGCGCGGGCTGCTGCATCTGCGCGTGCTGTTGTGATCGATCCGGGATACTCGGGTCGAAGTAGCCGTTTTCCACCACGTTGCTGCAGAATGCGAAATCAGTGCCTACGCGAGTGCCTTGCTGGGTGTAGCACTGGCACACCGTGGGCTTGCCGTTGACCACGGAACTGGCCATGCGGTTGAACTCACGTGCGTAGGTGTTGGGGTCGGTGCTGGACATGCAGTAGAGGCGCGGATGGGCCACTGGCTGCGTGAGCTGGTCATAGATCGGCGCTGATGCCGGTATTTGCGGGATACGTGGCGCACGTTGATCGAGGTATTGCGTGGGGCTTTGAGAGCTGTCGGATTCACCGGGCAGGCCAGCCGGTTTGATGAATGAACCCACAGTCGATTTGACCTGATCGACCATGCTGGCCGGTGTTTCTGTTGAGTCGGCTTGCTGGGTTTTGACCTGCTCGGCGGCGTAGCGGTCATAGGCGCGGTAAACCAGTATCCCAGCCCCGGCAATTACCATCATGGCCAGGATGAACTTGGTCGGCAGCTTAGTCTGAAAGTGGTGCTGCGCGTTGCTGCTGGTGTAGACGGAGAAGTACTTCTTATCCAGGCGCAACGACTTCTTGTCGGCATCCTTGAAGCTGGTTTTGGTTTCGACCTTTTCGATCACCGCTTCGGATTCAAAGCGCAGCAATTGCTGGGATTTGAACACGCGCCAGTAGTGGATATGACCATTGCACAGGCGACGCAGGTGCACGTCGATATAGCGCGGGTCCTGGGTAACCAGATGCACTTCATGGCCGTTGTGGCGCATGGTTTCAAAACGGGTGATGTGCTCCGGTGGGCGCGCCCTCGGATCACGCGCACCGAACCAGCCCTGGGCCTCATCCACGACGATGATGGAGTCAGCGGGCAGCTCGTACCATTTCTCCGGGTCTTCAAAGACAAACCAAGCGGCTTGCAGGTGCTCGGGTTTGAGGCCGTTGATGTTGTGGTAGTACACCGTGCGGCCTTCGGCGTGGGCCTTCTGATCCACTTCGCGGATGGTGTTGAGGGTTTTGCCGTGGCCGGGCTTACCCGTGCGGATGTAGAGCATGGAAAGTCTCCTTATGCCTCAATCGAGGTGCCGCCCGGCTTGCGCCAGACTTGGTTGCGACGGCGATCTGTAGCCTTGTCGATACCGGCCAACAGAAAGCGGGTGGAAATGGCGGCAAAGTAGATGTTCACCACCACATCGAATTTGGCGAGGCCGAGAATCTGTTGAATGATCGGGCCGACTTCACCCATGCGGGCGAACAGGTAGGACTGCGCTTCGCCAATGATCAGGTTGAAGCCGACATAGGTGACGAAGCCGAACCCGAGGATGCGCAACACCATCTTCACCAGAGGGCCGAGGATGATGATGAGCAGCTGGGCAATGTAGAAAAAGTGCATCAGTTACCTCCTACGGAGCGGCCGACATAGAGCGCGGCCAAGATGGTGGCGACGGCAACGAACAGGCCGCTAAGGTCTGAGGCAGCGCGGCACAGGGGTTCATAACTGAGGGTGAAGGTGCGACCACCGGCTGTGGTCAGGGAGAAGCTTTCAGCCGCTGGGCAGGTGGCGGGCAAAAAGCGTGTGCCTTGGTTGATGAAGGACGGCACATCGATATCGCCACTGCCTTCATCGAGTTTGAATTTGTCGCCCTGGCCTTCGAGCAAGCCTTTGATGTCGGCTTTGTTGCCCTCAAAGTCTTCCGACTCTTCGAAGTCGCAACGGGCTTCGTATTGCTGCTTGAGGATGGCGCACTGCACGGCATCGCCCTCACAGGCAGGTGCGGCTTCACAGGTTTGCCCACCGGTGACCTTGCTTTCGTTTTTCTCTTCTTCCTCTTCTTCGCGGTCTTCCTGGGTCTTGCCGTCGGCATCCTTGCAGCCTGGGCCGGTGCAGGTGTTGCTTTCACCACCGGGGGTGCCGTCAGCCTTGGTGTGGTTGTTGCTGACGTTGGTGGTGGTGCTGGTTGAGCAAGACTTAACGCCCGTGCATTTGGTCGTGGTGGTGGTCGTAGTGGTCGTGGTGTCTTTTGAGCCGTCCGGGTTGGTCTTCTCGGAGATAGTTTGATCGACCTTCTTGTCGGTCATTTGTGGCGACGGCGGCCTGGGAATGCACTGCAGTTCACCGCCAACCGTGCCGAGGTCGCATTCCATGTTGCCGGGATCAATATTCAGTTCAATGGCTTGGCAGTCATAAGACTGGCTGCCATCAGCGTGCACAACTTTATTGGTGCATTCGGATTGGGTTTCTACAACCGGCGTACCATCGGAAGGCTGGGCAAATTCGGATTCATTGCCGGTGCAAGAGACACCGTTGCCTTTGTATTTGAAGGCGAGAAAGACGCCGATGGGGTCACCATTCTCAAAACGGTAAGCCCGCGAAGGCGCGGAACCGGAAAAGGCATATTGGCACTGGTCGCGGCACACGGAGCCAGGCGGATCAACGCGACCGGCAATAACCCCCGCCCCAGTGAACTCGCCAGCGCGGTGGCGGTGCTCAACCTCGACACCTACTGTCGGTTCGCACTTGTCGGGTTCGGGTGACTCACATTCACCGGTTTGATTGTTGTAAGTGCTCGTAGGAGGGCATTCATCGCCTGTGCGAGTGTAATAAAGGCCCGTATTCATTGGAGACCAAACAATAGTGCTTCCACCTGCGCAGGCTGGCATATCCCAGCCTGCGCAAAGCTTTTGCTCGGCATAACAATCTAAGCGCGTATCAGACACACGAACAATATGACCATTACGATATGAGCCGGAAGAGTGAGCAGAGGAACAGTGACTAGAGGGACTTGATACAGAAGCACCACCGGTACTAGGCCACCACTGGTAGTCAGCGGCGTACACAAATTGCACCCACCCCATAAGGCCGAGAACAAGCAGTAGTCGAAGTAACAAACGTGGCCGTATCACAATCACACCCGCCCAAAAAACACGAGGTAAAACGCCAGGGTGGTGAGGATCAGGACGTACAGTTCGTGGCTCATGGCGTTATCCAGAAGAGAAAACCCCGCCGAAGCGGGGTTTGGTTGCTACGGCACTGGTAGGTGCAGAGGGACGGTTACAGGGCGCGGCGCATGTACTTGAAGGCCATGGCTGCGATGATCACGGCGAACACCGCCCAGCCGATGGTGCCGACGTCAGTACCGGCGGTATCGAGTGCGCCAGTGGCTTCAGGCGGTACAGCGGCGTAGGCCTGTTGAATGCTCAGTACGCCAGCAGCAGCGACGACGCCGAGGGAGCGTTTCAGGTTTTGCAGGTTGCGTTTCATGGGTGTTACCTCTCTATTTCAGGGCTTTTTTCAGAACCAGGAAGCCGAACACCGTGGCGAACAAAATGATGGCTTCGCCCTGCAGTTCGCTGACCTGATCCCAAGTGAGTGCAGAGCCGGACGGGTTCTGCATTTCCTCGCCCGGAACGGAAACCAGGGTGCCGGTACACAGGAGTTCACCTGATGCACCCGCCGACCAAGCCCCATCACAGGCGATGAAATTCATTGGCCTGCCTCTTCATGCAGCGGAAACACCAAAACAAAGGGTTCGCGGCAATCCGGGCAGACGGCGTAGTCGGGGGCCGTGCGGAAATCGCTGAGCAGGTCGCTTTGTGCGGCAGGCATGTGGTGGAGCTGGCCCATCACACACAGGCACTCATCACAGACGACGCGATCACCGATCAGCACGGCCCTGGCCCTCAGCCTTTAGCCGGTTCGGCGGCAGCGGGTTTTGCTTGCTGCTGGCCTTGGGCTTGTGGGGAGGCAGCGCGGGGAGCTGGCTTGGCTTCAATTGGCTCAACATGAAGCACAATAAACTTGCCCATGTTTTTGGCGCCCCGATCAATCTCCGCATCAACACGCACAAGGTCACCAAGGCTCAGACCTTTGCAAACATTCCAAACCTCATCGCGAACAGTGTCATGGGCCTGCATACCCAGGAGCGATGAAATAGCATCACGCTCGCCATCTGGCTCATCTGCAAAAAAGAGTTTTACAAGGTGAACATCGTCAAACTTGGTCTGTTCAACACTTACAATTGCCAGTTCAAAAGTTGTGCGTGCCATCTGTATTACCTCGCTTAGTTGCGCTTAATTGCGCGGTTTTGCCGTTCAGCAGACCGAGCGAGTCCACACGGGCAAACTTTCGTTTTTACCCAAGAATGGTTTTCTCGATTTACTGGGGTTTTTAGTTGTTACTTTGCAACCTGATACACCGTTAACTGCACCTTCGCTTTTGCACATTCGTGCAACGCTTGGTAGGGGTTCCCCCTCGCCCGTTCCGGGCTACCCCAACCGCATGAATTTCACCTAATCCACAGCTAGAAGCCCCGTCGCCGTGACATTCGTCCCGGACAACGGCCAAGGGCTCGCCCTTGCGCCCTAAAGGGCTATCCCCCACGACCTGACGTGCTTTACCTCCGGGACCCACCACCGAATAAACCTGACGTGATTCAACGGATGCAGAAAAGCGGGTGATCAATGAGGTGGCTGGTTCTAAATTGGCGGCAGAGCATGATTCAGCGACACGCCGGATAGATGCGTCTAAAGCGTCATCGAGCAGCTCAACACCTTCTTGCACGCCCCGGATGGCCAGCACGGAGGCAAAAACACCGCCGAGTGCGAATGGCAGCGACCAGTGCCAGAGCAAAGCCAGCAGGTAACGACCAACGCGGAAGGAGACTTTCATGCTTGGCCATCCATTAGGAAGCTCACCCAGCAGGCAATAAGCATGGCTACCAAGGCTGTTGGGATGGATAGAAGCCCGCCACGGATAAGCCCAAAACAAATGGTCTGCAGAGAGAACGTGAAGCGGTCATTTTCATTTATGCAGGTGTGGAGAAAACCGCAGCCAAATGCGACAACGCCATACAACACAGCAGCAAAAATAATGTCGTCATTCATACAGCTACCCCACAAGCTGAAACGGTTCGTGCAGCGGCACGAAAGGAACGGGCTTGCCGATGTTTTCCACAACGCTCCAATACTTGGGCGGTCGGTCGCTTGGCGTGTGTTTCTCGCAGGTAAAGGCCGGTGTGATTTCCCACTGGGACAGCAAGGGCGTCCAGACACCAGCGACGAGGCGCATTTTCAGAGTGCGCACGGGTCGGGCAGACGCGGGGCGGCATTGGTCGCAGGGTGTGGACGGGCAAGGATCGGGCTTGGCCATCTCGGCCTTTGACCAGCAGACAGAGCAGTCGCATTTCTCGGCGTGCGGCAACCGGTTGTAGCTGGACAGGTTCAT